ACCTAGCCGCTAAGGTTGGTGCTGAGATTGGTACAGCAACTGCTGGTACCTTCGACCTAGACGTCGACGCTAACGGCCGCTGGTCAGTTGAGAAGTTCAAGGGTCTAATGTTCCAGATGGAGCGTGAAGCAAACGCCATCGCCCAGACTACACGTCGTGGCCGTGGTAACTTCATCATCTGCTCAAGTGACGTTGCTTCAGCGATGGCCATGGCTGGTGTTCTTGACTACGCACCCGCTATCTCTGCCAACCTAAACGTTGACGAGGCTAGCACCACTTTTGCTGGTGTTCTAAACGGTAAGTACAAGGTCTACATCGACCCGTTTGCAGCTAACCAAGCAGCCGCTCAGTTCTTCGTCATGGGCTACAAGGGTACCTCAGCGTTCGACGCTGGTCTCTTCTATTGCCCTTACGTTCCTCTAGAGAAGGTTCGTGCCATTGATCCAGCTACCTTCCAGCCAAAGATTGGCTTCAAGACTCGCTACGGCATGGTCTCAAATCCCTTCACCGCCATCACAACTGGCGCCAACATCTACTACCGGAAAGTCCAGGTAACAAATTTAATGTAAATTTTACATTGATAAAAATCCAGCGTAGACTGGATCTTCAAAAGACCCTCTCGAGGGTCTTTTTTTTTATATAAATATAGTATGACTACACTAATCACTGGGCCAACGCCCGCAAACATAACCCCGTTGTCACCCAATGGGTTCATGTTCTCTATCCAGAAGATTCCAGAGATGACATACTTCTGTCAGAGCGTTGCCATCCCCTCTGCGTCACTCGGTATCGTAGATATAGCTACACCCTTCGTTGACTATCCAACTCCTGGTGATAAGATCCTGTTTGCTGAACTCAGTGTACAGTTCTTAGTCGACTCAGAGATGAAAAACTATCGCGCGATCTTTGATTGGATCAACAACGTAGGTTTTCCTGAGTCGTACTCACAGTACATCACAGCTACAAACTCATCGATGGCCCTTCCACAGAACGCCTCGGTGTTGTCAGACGCTACCCTCACGATCCTTGGAAGCAACAATGCACCGGTGCAGACCATACAGTTCGTTGACTGTATGCCTATATCCATTGAGTCGCTTCAGTTCTCCTCTACATCCAGTGACGTACAGTACCTAGTCGGCAACGCAACCTTTAAGTACGCGCTCTATAAATTCGTTTAATTGTACAATATATCTCGTTCATGTTATAATGGACGAAACCGTGATGAGGATACAGCATGAACATAGAGGAACTACACGACCTATGGGACGTCGACTGCGCGCTCGACGACAACCACTTAGACCGTGAATCTGTAAGAACACCCAACCTACACGCCAAGTACCTGCGGCACCTCATCCAGCACAAGATGAAGCTCGCCGCGCTGGCAGTCGACTATGATACCCTGAGACAAAAGAAGTTTCGTTACTACCGAGGTGAGATGGGTAAGACTGAACTCGAGGAGTTGGGTTGGTCACAATGGCAGGGCATCAAGCCACTTAAGAACGAGATGATGGAGTTCCTAGAGGGTGACGTCGACCTCAACCGCGTGTCCATCAAGCGTGAATACATCAACTGCATGGTTCAGGCCATAGAAGCTATCCTTGGTCAGATCAAAGCTCGTGACTGGCAGATCAGAAACGCGATCGAGTTCAAGAAGTTTATCTCCGGACATTAATATGATAACAATTGAGAAGGTAAACGAGGTACACGTTCGAGTGTACTCAGATCCGGGCATCGAACAGGAGCTGTCAGACTACTTCACCTTTCAGGTTGACGGCTATAAGTTCATGCCGGCGTATCGTAGCGGTGTGTGGGACGGTAAGATGCGTCTATACAACCTACAACGGAAGACGCTCTACGTTGGTCTGGTAAAGTACGTCATGGACTTTGCTGCAAGAAACCAATACGAGGTCAAGTCATACCAGCAGGAGTTGACTCCAGTAACAGTTGAGACCGTTCGTGAGTACACCGACTGGTTGAACCTCTGTGCTCGTGGGCAGAAGATCGAGATTCGTGAGTACCAGCTTCAGGCGATAGCCAAGGCGCTGACAGATGAGAGAGTGGTGCTGTTGTCACCAACGTCATCAGGCAAGTCACTAATCATCTATACCGCGATGAGACACCACATAGACCTAGGTCGTAAGTGTATCGTGATCGTGCCTACAACGTCTTTGGTAGCACAACTCTACAAGGACTTTGAGGACTACTCCGCAGAGAACGGTTGGCGCACCGACAAGCACTGTCAGATGCTCTACTCGGGATTCACCAAGGACTTCACCAAGGACGTACTCATCACCACGTGGCAGTCAATCTATAAGCAGCCGGCGCAGTGGTTCACACAGTTTGACGTGTTGTTCGGCGACGAGGCTCACCAGTTCAAGGCAAAGTCGCTGACCACGATCATGGAGAAGATGGTAAACGTTCGCTACAGGATAGGTACCACAGGCACGATCGATAACGTGAAGTGTAATAAGTTGGTACTCGAGGGTTGCTTTGGTCCAGTGCACAGGGTGATCACCACGCGTGAACTAATGGACGCTGATCAGGTAGCCAACCTAAAGATCAAGTGCGTACTACTAAAGTACGATGAGATCACGCGTAAGGCAAACACACACAACACCTATCAGCAGGAGATGGACTTTATCGTCACGCACGAGAAGCGTAACAAGTTCATTCAGAACCTAGCTCTGAGCTGCGAGGGCAACACCCTGGTGTTGTTCCAGTACGTTGAGAAGCACGGTAAGGTGCTCTACGACATGATAAGTAGTAGAGCTGCTGAAGATCGAAAGGTGTTCTTCATCTATGGTGGTACAGATGTAGACGCACGTGAATCGGCGCGTGAGCTCACAGACAAAGAGTCTAACGCCATAATCATAGCTAGCTTTGGTGTCTTTAGTACAGGTGTAAATATCCCGTCTATTGAGAACGTGATCTTTGCTAGTCCAACTAAGTCAAAGATCAGGAACCTTCAATCCATCGGGCGTGGACTGCGGTTAAAGGAAGGTAAGTCCCACTGTAACCTATTCGACATGTCGGATGACCTACATTGGAAGTCAAAGAAGAACCACACGTTGAACCACCTCGCGGAGCGCGTTAAGATATACGCCGAGGAGAAGTTCAACTTTAAGATACTGGAGGTTGAAATTGAGTGACTACGTAGTGCTTAAGTTGATCACAGATGAAATGGTGATCGCAGAACTATTAGAAGAGAACAGGATTGGAACGGTTTTATCCAACCCAGTAAAGATCGTATCAACGTACATACAGTCAGACGGAGGGATGATCCAACAGACGTCGACTGCGCCCTACTGTAGGCTGACAGTTGAAAAAGAATTTACCTTCAATCCCAGCAACATCATCTTTATCAAACCGCTTCATCCCTCTCTGGTACCCTTCTATAAGAAGCTGGTGGTGGCCTTTGAGTCTGATGAAGACCAACCCACTGACGATGAACCAAGTGAAGAAGTTATGACGGCTAGTAAGTCATTGATAGACAAGATGCATTGATACTCTGTTACCCCTTCGGGGTTGTACCATTGACTGGTTTATAATATTGTTTGTTACCGGAAGATACATTATACCATTGACTCTGTAGTCTGTACAATCTAATATTGAAGTACAAGATTGTACTAGATGGTTGGGTTGTTGTATAATAGATCCAACACATCGAGGAGCCCATGTATGGCCACACACTACGTAAACAACGCCGAGTTCTTAATAGCTGTCACAGACTATAGGCAAAGACTAGACGCATCTAAGGCTAATGACACAGAGGCACCACGGATACCTGAGTACATCGGAGAGTGCATACTCAATATCGCCAATCGTCTGGCACGCCGACCCAACTTCTCAGGTTACTCCTATAAAGACGACATGATTCTTGATGGAATCGAGAACTGTATGCAGTGCATGCACAGCTTTGATCCCGCTAAGTCATCTAATCCCTTCTCCTACTTTACTCAAGTAATATGGTTCGCGTTCCTTCGACGAATCGCTAAGGAGAAGAAGCAATCATACATCCGTGGTCGTCTGATTCAAGACATGCCCTTTGACAGCTTTGACACACAGGGCCACGACGATGACACAGACTTTCGTAACGCTTACGCGGCGTTTATCCAGACTAACCAGAACTTCGATGCCAGTTATGGTAACAAGAAGGAAAAGAAAGCTGCTGTAAGCAACAAGCAGTCACTCGAGGGATTCATTGATGGGGATGTACAACATGGGTGATAAAGACTGGCTCAACAAGGTGGCACTAGCTGCATCAGTGTACTGCGAATTACCGGACACCAATGAAGCGGAGATCGACCGGTTCATCGAGTTCCTCTACAAAGCGTATGGCTACGTGCGATCCCTTGAGCCAAAGGGAAACCCATGAGGGTGGCGCTTATAACTGACCAGCACTTCGGTGCTAGGGGTGACAGCGCGCAGTGTCTAGACTACTACGAACGGTTCTATGAGACTGTGTTCTTTCCTAAGCTTAAGTCAGAGAATATCACAACAGTCATCATACTTGGTGACACCTTTGATAGACGTAAGTTCATCAACCTCAATACGCTCTATCGTAGTAAAGAGATGTTCTTTCGTAAACTCTATGAAGCAGGTATTGATGTTGTAATGATTACCGGCAATCACGATGCCTACTATAGGAACACCAACCTAGTTAACAGTCCTCAATTGACTCTAGTAGAATACGACAACATCATTGCGGTATCTAAGCCTGAGACCTTCAAGGTACACGGTGTTCCTATCTGTTTCCTTCCCTGGATATGTGCGGACAATATGAGTGACTCGATGGAGGAGATCAATGGCAGTGTCGCCAAGATATGTATGGGTCACCTTGAGATCGCGGGT